GTCAATAGTTAATTTAATTTGATAATAATCTTTCTTGTTCTTTAAGGTATTCTTTTTTTGAGTTGTAGATAATACCCCCATTTGAAAGATACTTACCTTCTCTTTCAGCTAAAGCCCAATCTGTGGCTTTTTTTCTTTTATCAGCATCAGTTTCCCCAAATGGCTGATAATATTCCCCTCTTTCTAATGGGTATTTTTTACCATCAAGATAAACTTTAAAATGTGTACCTGACCAATGTGAAGCTGTTGCAAATTTAATTTTTGATTTCATAAGTTATCCTTTCTTTTAATTGTCAATAGCATTATATTTATTGTTTGTCAATAGCATTATATTTATCTTTCAAAGCATCTAATTTAGCTTGAAATACCTCTGAATTAACTCTGATCTTTTTATCTGTGTTGATCCAGTTTAAATGCTTTCCTGTTGTTGTTCCCCAGTTATTTTGATGAATTACTAGACCCTCATCACCTCTAAAAGCGATTAAAGTATCATAACTGAAGTAGTAATCATTTCCAAAATTGTCTGAAAATGCCAAAGAGTGAGAACCATAGTTATTGCTTGAATAGTTTCCATAGTTCCATTTCTTAACTATATTTGTATTTATCATTATATTAACCTTTCTTTTTGTTGTTTTATTATATATATGTAATACATAACAAACTTATAATATATTGTCAATAGCTTGTCAATAGATAAATAACATGAATAATATTAAATTTACAAATGAAATTTTAGACCAAATATATTGCCAATTAGCTTTGGGTAATGGAATTAAAAACATATTAAAAGACTTAAATCTATCATGGGAAGGATTTAGAAAGCTAATGCACAAAAAACCCAAAGTTAGAGAACAATACGAATTAGCAAAGCAAGATGGGGTTGATTACTTGCTTTCTGAAAGTGCGACTGAATTAAGAAAAGCCATTGAAGATTTCAAAGCAAATGGAAAAGGGGATCTTGCAACAAGTCATTTAATTAAAGAAGCTGTAGCATTAACTAAATGGAAAGCATCTAAATTGTTGCCAAAATACAATGACAATGCACAAAAATTACAACTTTCAAATGCTGATAATAAGCCATTAATTGTCAAATGGTCTAAAGATTAATTTAAATTAATTCAATAAAATCAATATTAATATTCTTGCAAAGCCTACTTTCTTTGAACATTTATATAAAAAGTTGCCTTCACATCATATAAGCAATTTTTTTTGTAAGTTATGCCTGTTTTCGCTTGTTGCGTTAATATAATTTAATTTATTCGCTTATAAGTCGCTTCTGATACTTTATGATTATCAGCGCAAATTAGAAAGAGCATATTTTTTATGGGGGGTTTTAAAAAGGGTGTCCCCTTCTAGGATTTTTTGCGTTGCGTATATTACGTTAGGAGGTATATATATCTAAACAAGGAGAGCCGATAATGTTCAAAACAGATAAACCAAAGATTCATGCGTTAGTTGTTATTTCAGAATCAACTAATTCTGTCATAATACATTTTGATGGCTTTAACGATTTAGATGAAGCACATGACTTCAGCGATTACATGATTGAAGAACTAGGAATAAACCCATTGCAATATACTTTGAATAGAACTATTCATTAAGGGGGGTTTTATTTAAAAATGGCAGAAATCACAATTCCATATACACCTAGAAAACTACAAAAATTTTTGCACAATGAGATGCTTAAGCACCGATTTAATGTAGTTGTTGCACATAGGAGGTCTGGCAAGACTGTAATGTGTATCAATCACATGATTAGAGATGCTTTGACCAACCCTAAACCTAATCCAAGATATGCCTTTATTTCGCCAACATTCAAACAAGGTAAATCTACTGCTTGGGATTACATAAAAAATTTCGGCAAGAACATACCATTTGTTAAATTCAATGAATCAGAATTAAGATGCGATTTTCCTAATGGTGCAAGGATTACAATTTTAGGTGCAGAAAACGATCAAGCATTGAGAGGTATATTTTTAGATGGTTGTGTCATGGATGAAACCCAAAGCATATCCCCAACGATATTTCCAGAGATTATCAGACCTGCATTGGCAGACCGAAAGGGATGGTGTATTTTTATTGGCACACCCAAAGGACAAAATTATTTTTACAAATTACATAAAGATGCACAAGAGCAGAAGGATTGGTGGACTGGGGTGTTTAAGGCAAGTGAAACTAAAATACTAGATCAAGATGAATTAGACTCTGCTAAACAAATGATGTCAGAAGATTTATACGACCAGGAATTTGAGTGTTCATTTCAAGCTGCAATTACTGGATCATACTATGGAGCAATCATTGAAGATTTAGAAAAGACAAATAAAATTACTAATGTGCCTTATGATGAAAATTTAGATGTGGAAACATGGTGGGATTTAGGATTAAAAGACTCTACAGCTATTTGGTTTGTCCAAAGGTATAAAGATGAAATTAGAGTTATTGATTATGAAGAATCATCTGGAGAAGGATTAGATTTCTATGCTGACCTGCTAGACTCCAAACCTTATAAATATGATAGACATATAGCTCCACATGATATAAAAGTTAGGGAATTAGGAGCTTTCGGAAAATCAAGATTAGAATCAGCTCTTGAATTAGGTATATCTTTTGATATAGCTCCAAAACTTTCTATTGAAGATGGGATTGAAGCTGTTAGAAAAGACTTACCTAAATGTTATTTTGATAAAAATAAAACATATCAAGGAGTAGAGGCTTTGAAGGCTTACCAAAAAAAGTGGGATGATAAAAACCAATGTTTTAAAAACAGACCCATTCATAACTTTGCCAGTCATCCAGCAGATGCTTTTAGATATGGTTGTACTTTTGTTGGTGGCAAAATGACTAACTGGAAAGAGCAAATTGATATTAACACAAGTTACATAGTTTAGTATGGCAGATAAAAAAATAGAATTTGATTTAAAATTAAAAAGCCTTCTTGGTAATCACATAGAAAATGCTTTAGGATATTTAGGTGGTAATCTTTCTGAAGGTAGAAAAAAATCTATAGAATATTATTTAGGAGATAAACTTGGAACAGAAATAGATGGTCGTTCACAAGTAGTATCAACTGATGTATCTGATACGATTGAAAGTATCTTACCAAATTTATTAAGAGTATTCACAGCATCCGATAAAGTTGTTAAATGTGAACCTGTAACTGCTGAAGATGTACCTCTAGCTGAACAAGCAACTGCATATTTAAATCATGTCTTTTACAAAGACAATGATGGCTTTCAATTATTATATAATTTTTTTAAAGACGCATTGATTGAAAAAAATGGATTCTTAAAAATTTATTGGGATGAATCTGAAACTGTTGAGTTTGAAACTTATGAAAACTTATCAATGGAAGATAAAGAAGCATTATCTGATACTAAAGATGAAATAGAAATTATTGAAGAAGAAGAATTTGAAGATGAGGATGCTAAAGAAGAATTTGAAAAAGTAATAGAACAATATGAAGCTCAAGGTATGACAGAGCTTTCAGAAATAAAAACTCCTGACTTTGTTTTATATAATTGTAAAATTAAAAGAATTAAAAAAACTGGTAAAATAAAAATTGAATCTGTACCCCCTGAAGAATTTTTAATTGATCGTAATGCTAAAACAATTCAAGAAGCAGATTTTGTTTCTCATAAAGTTTTAATGTCAAGATCAGACTTGGTAGCTATGGGATATCCAGAAGATGAAGTAAATAAAATTCCTGCATCAAGTGATGATATTTATAATAGCGAAGATATGGTCAGGCAAAGAAATGTAGATGAATATCCTGTAGATAATTATACTCAAGGTCAAAACACAAAAGTTTTAATTTATGAATCTTATGTAAGATATGATGAAGATGAAGATGGTATTGCAGAACTGCGAAAAATAATTTCAGCAGGAGATGATGGTTCTATGGTGCTAGAAAATATGCCATGTGATAATATTCCATTTGTAACAATTACACCTATACCAATGCCACATAGATTTTATGGTAGATCAGTTTCTGAATTAGTTGAAGATATTCAATTAATGAAATCAACTGTAATGCGACAGTTATTAGATAATATGTATTTAACAAATAATAATAGAGTTGCAGTTATGGATGGCATGGTGAACATGGATGATCTATTAACAACTAGACCTGGTGGTGTGGTTAGAACTAAACAACCACCGAATCAAGTTATGCAACCTTTACAAGCTCAACCAATATCTAATCAAGCATTTCC